GCCACAACAACATTACTATCGCTAAACGTGGATGATGTTAAAGGCTCTTTTACTAAACAGGAATTTTCCCCTACCGTTGCATCGGTATAAGTAGGGAAGATTAGCGGTGTTACTATTTCCTGAGTAGTCATTATGAGCGATACAGGACATAATTACCTGCTCCCATAGTCTGACCCGTTACTGGTGTTCCAGCCGTTAAAGGCTTAATAACCGGCACATCAGTAAAGGCATCATCATTGGTATTGGTTGCGGTTAGGTCTATATCCGGGGTAGTGCCTGCAATCTGAAAGAACAACACACCCTGTGCAACACCCCAGATTATCGTAGCCGCATTAGAACCATGAGCATTAGTAAAGGTTAGTGTCTTGTAGGGATAGCCGTATATAGTTAAATCCCCCAAAACAAGTGTATCGCCAGCCGCTATTGACCCTGAAGTATTACCATCAGCCCACACCTCGGGTTCGTTGTCTTTGTCTTTTACATGGACATGCGCATCACCTTTGGTGGATATCGCACTATAAGTACCATCCGGATTCAGCTCATAAACAATCTTTGAAGCCGTATCGAAAAATAGTCGTTCCTCACCTTGAATCTTTAACATTGTCATAATCTAGCTCCTATTTCTCGAATGCCCGCCCGTTGGGGGCTCGCCCAGTAGGCTCTGATGGTGGCTTCATTGTTTGTGATGTCTTGACCAGTGATAGCTCGCGTTGTGTGCGCAATTTCATGCTGGTATCCGCAAGTTTCGTTTTTAGTTCATCTAAAGAGATTTTCTTCTGCCCTTCGTCCTGCAAGGATGCAATCCACGCCTCAAGCGCCCGATCTTTCTCGTTTTCCTGCTCTTCAAAGCGCTTTTCAAACTCTGTTATCTGCTGTGAAGATGTCTCGCGGAGCTGAGCCAGGTTCTGTTCGAGCTCTGCCCGGATGTTGGCCACCTCAATCCGTGGATCCGTAGGACCCGGTTGCTCATCAATTTTCTGCTGATCTTCTTTGCTGTACTGAAAATCTTTAGGATCAAGCCGTTGTGAGCGGAAATACTGCTTAATCCATTTCTTTGGATCAATACCAAAAGATGGATCCTTAACTACTGCACCCATGTTGATAATGGCCTGATTCTGGATATCCCTTTCCACCAATGCCGAGCTACCGCGTGCATCAATCATGTAATCGCCCTTCTCTGAATCCTTTCCATACTGCATTATCCAGATGTAATACCGGCCTACATGAGGCACTGTGATGGAATCGTCATATAACTTGGCCTGGCGGCGCAATACGGTCGAGGCATTATTGTTGACAAGTTGCTGACCACCTAATGTATCGGGTGAATCCCCCTTCTGCCCCTGCATTAACAGCGGTAATCCAGTGACTTCCTCTGCTAATTTCATCCCGAAATCAATAATGGCCATTAATTCTTGCTGTCTGGAATCGATGTTGATGACTTCCATCGCATCCTTGGCTCTTTTTATGTCGGCCTCTTCATCTATGTACCATATCTTTCTTGCGTGTATATTGTAGTTACCATCGACCGGCTCCAGCACGCCTGTATGGATAATAATCTGAGGACCAGACGATAATCCAGCATTGTCCATCAGGTTCCGGGTTGCTGAATTAACAATCCGTTGTGGTGTTCTGATCTGTCTTGATACACCCATTCCAGCCCAGCGCCCCTTAACTTCTTGCCAGACCATGACATCATAAGGGAAATCACTGGTATCTAAATGACTTCGAGCAGCTTTGACGATCCGATCATTGATCATCGTAACAACCGCGTTAATTCTCTCGTTTTCCTCACACTTACAACCAAGTGCTTCCATGTCCTCAGCGGCAATCCTGCCGGTGTAATACCAAACCTCGAACCTGTTCTTGTTCGTGTCGGTGTTGCTATCTCTATCAGCTTCTAATGCCGTGGATACGGTCTTGGGTCCTTCTTTCAACACCTCTTTGAGCTGAGAATCAATGTATCCGGGGGTACCCAGCAAGTCCTCTACCTTGCGCCTGCTAAGGTTATCACGCTCCCAAATGTACGAACCATTGTGGATATCGTCACCACAGGACCCATCTGGGAATAAATTACGTGGATCAATGCATTTACTTTTTGGCTTGATTTCTTCTTTTTCAATCAGCTCGAATTCACCAGCATCGTTCCTGATTACCTTCTGGACCTTGATCTTGGTCGGAATCGGCCCCTTTAAGACGCCTGTACCAATCTTGACCGAGCTATCCAGCACCGATCTGACTTCCTTGTGGTATTTGGTTTCAACAAACCAGTCATCAATCTGATCCTGGGCTTTGTTGGATCGCTGTTTTGCCTCTTCCATGATGGTTGTGGCTTTCTGTTTTGCCTTGGCCAGCATTGCCTCGGCACTGGCCTGAGCCTCCTGTGGCGCCATTTCCTTTGGAATCTGATCCAATATGGACTGTTTTAGGTCCAGACTGAACTTTCCGGTCGCTGTGTTCTCAAGATCTGGGATGGGTGTAGGCTTGATTAAGAACGCCCGATCGTCCGTGGGCATCAACATATCACCCATCTTGGCCGCTGCCGCATCACAATAAGGCCGGGTAATGTTCACAAATACAGTGGATTGAGCATCTTCACCACTGGATTCTGAGGTAATTGCCGTCTGGCCCACCGGTTTTGATGTATATGCACCCAGGGCGCCTGTCATTTCATGCCGGTTCGCGTCATCAATGCCTTCATAAAACTCGATATCTTCTTCCCATTGCTGGTCAATGCCCTGTGAGATACGGGCATCAATAGCCTCTTTTCGATACCCGGTGAGTACGGTTGTCAGAGCCGCAAGCTTTCCAATGCGTGCAGCCTCTTCCGAGTTTTCGGCGTCATCTGTCGAAACTGGCGCTACACCATGATCTTTTATTTGTTTTTCTGGCAGCACTTTTTAACTACTTCCCTTCTGGACGAGTATCCAGCCCTTTTTCAGCCAGAATTTTATCCACATCATCTATATGCAGACAATCAACCATGCAAGCCATTTCGTTTGCCTGCTGAATAACCGCAATACTGCCATTGCAGTAGTCGTTTCCGGGTACCGCGCTATGCAAGACACCGAAAGCAACAACCTTACCCCCTTCCAGCTTTACAAGCTTATCGCCATTTTTTGCCTCACGACCGTTTCTATAATGCATGCTATTTCCTCTAATTAACTAAAGTTTAACTACCCATTCCTCTATCCATCATTCGCCGTGGCCTTACTTTTGGCCGCTTTTTCTTCTTGACCGCTACTGCTCGCCTAACACTCATTGCCATAATTGCCCCATCTGCCAGATTCGGAGAGTCCACATTTCTTGACTTCATGTCCTTTTTGGATTCAACCTGGATCTTTCCATTCCTCGACCAAATCCGCTTTGGCCGGGATAGTTCAGCCTGCAGTTCCAGCAAACATTCACACTGTGAATCAATACTAATCAGGTCTTCCGGGTCAACATTGACCAATAAGCCTTCTTCGGCGCGCTGTATGGCGTAGTACGTGGCCTCAAACCGGTTTCGGGCCCATGTCCACGTCTGAGATCTAAAGTTTTCATAAGTATCTGCGTTGGTTTTCAGGATATCTGTCAGATTATCCTTGCCTTCCTTGAAATTCTTACGAGCTTTCTTAACCTTTTCAATCTTCTCGCCGGGTTCCATCACGCCAGCACTGCCATGATAAGCAATAACGGATACTCGATCTGCCGATATTCTCTCCAGATACAGCTTCATACTGGGGGCGCCCATGCCATCCCCATCATAAACCAGTGTATCTGCACGAAAATCGTCTGCCTCAGCGAACGCCCAGGGCATGGCGTGAGTGATATTCCCCTGTTTTAATTGCTTGGCATCCTTAATTACCGAGCCATGCCGGTTAATAATCGCCTTGGCATCCCCAGTATCTGCCGGGTCAAAGCTGGTAACCCGTATTCCCTCACCAATAAATCCAAGCTTTAGATGAGCATCGATCGAAGCGGCCACCCATTTTGCCGGGATAAACACGTCTTCTTGGCTGGCGTTATAATCTCGGTCGATTTCCTGCGCAACCGTGACATCATCCTGCTCTTCTTTCTGCTTTTGGTACCAGTCATCGTCCTTTCGCGGATCGTCACGCCAGTCAAATATAAAGATCCGGTCTGTATTGTTGAATCGCTGGCGCTTTTTATAGAATAAATTCCCGTTTCCGTTCGGGGTTGAAATGTCAATCTGACAGTTGGTGTTCTGAGATAGAGCAGCGTCTACCGCTTCCTGGCGCTCAACGAACGCAGCTTCATCAACAAAATAGATCGAGGCTCTACCACCACGCCCAATTTGATCCCCGGCCTCACCAATGATCGCTGCGCTGGTCTGGGGGTTCTGGACCCGCATATAAGCTGAACAGGTTCTCTCGTCCCAATTTTCAGGGAGAAAGACCTCCGGTGTATACTTGAGAAAAAACCTTAGTTTCTCAAATATTGACTTGTCATCACCACGCTTATCTACCAATTCTTCCTTTCTGGACCCGAAACCCGTAACAAACCCAGGCTCAAACAAGAACATCGATACCGCAAAACCTACTGAAAGCCAGGTTACCCCACAATCTCTGGATTTCTCAACCAGTCCACGCTCGCCGCTCTTCCATCGGGTATACAACCACTTCAAATACTCGTTCTGCTTCTCCCATAAAACAAAGGGGATACTTGCAATTAAACCTGCTTCGACATTTCTTGGCTCAAATGTCATACCAAAATCATTGATATAAGCCCATGGGTGAGAACGATAGTGTGTTTTAAATGCACTCACCATTACTGGATCGTTATTTAATTCATCTAGCAATGACTTCCGTTCAATAAATATATCCGTGTAATCGGGGTTTTCGTAATCAATCATGTTATCCCGCCGGTGGGCAACTATAACTAAGTCTTTAATTATACTAGAGTATTCAAAAACAAGATTTACTGTTTTATCTTGCTCAAAGAGGCTTTATAGATCGATGCAGCCTCTTTCGGATCCATTTCAGCTGTAATGACCTGCACTGGACCACCGTCCGGGCCACTTAGCTCCTGTCTATCCCGCCACTTGGCACCCTGGCGATTCTTCAACCAGAATATTGCTGCAGCCGTGTCTGGTGGGTACTTCTTGGTAATCGGCGTTAGCGTTACCTCACCCATATAATTACTGATGTGTACCTCTGGATGCTCGTAACCCATTGCTCTTTCAAGCAATCTATCGGCTACTTTTGAGTCAGCAGACTCCTTCCCATCCCTTAGGGACTGCATAAACTCTGGGTGCTTTTTCTTCCATAGGTTTAGTGTTCTTTCTGAAATATCAAAAAACCTGGCTAGTTCTACGTCAGTAGTCCCTAACAGGCAAAGCTTATATGCTTGAGCAGGGTATGCCTCATGGTAGTCAGTGGGGCGACCTTCCTTCTTCTTCTCGGCTGCGTCCTTGTTTCTAGCTTTAGCGGCCTTCTTACCTGGCTTACGCTTTACTGGGGCTTTCTTCTTTTTAACTGGCGCCTTCTTCTTGGCTTTGGTCTTCTTCCTAACCATGGGATGCAGTGACGTTAGCTGCCTGGGCACCCTTTGCACCCTGAACTACGTCAAACTCCACTATTTGATCTTCATACAGATTGCGCCGTGCACCATCAGGTAATTCTGATATTGCGCTGTAATGCACGAATACGTCATCACCACCCTCGTTTGGCGTGATAAATCCATATCCTTTTGATTCGTTAAACCACTTTACTGTACCTGTAGCCATCTTTGTTTCTCCAACTATTATTAATGAACTTGTAATTAACTTGCTAAAAGCTTGCTTTGTGCTGGTAATGGGTATATATTCT